ATCAACAAATTCAACATCGTCCCTCGCTAAACCCATAGCATATCGTTCATCAAAACCTCCTAACTTCAATATATTAGATCGAGTTAGAGCTGCACAAAAATTAAAATAAACCGGACGATAGACAGGGTGATTATACCAACCCAAATCATACAAATATCTCTGTTGAGGTAATTTCCCAAAATTATTTAACAAATAATCTAATCGAGAAACATTAGATTCATTGAAGGCGTAAGTAGAAATAGATAAATACTTTTCCTCCGTCAAATTTTCTACTATATAAGACAAAACATCTTGGACATGAACACACTCCGGATTTTGAAGAACAATAATATCTCCTTTAGCTTCAGCAATACCCCGATTCATAGGCATACAAGTATTTATATACCATTTGTCCTTCGGTTCTACCCGAATAAGACGTATATAAGGAAAGGATATTAAAATGTCCTCTAATCTTTCCGTGTCTTTACTACCATCATCTACTATTACTATTTCAAAGTCCTTTACTTTTGATTTCTGAATAGAATTCAAAGTATGTAACAATTGCCTTTTACGATCATAATATGCCATTACAATACTAAGCATTCAAAAAACCTCCATCCTTCAACAATTGTGTCAATTCTTCTTTCCCCTTCAAATTATCTTTGGAAGTAAAAGAACTTTTCAAACTCACCCCACTCGCAAAATCAAGATGATCCCACATATGAAAATTAGTACGGTCAACAAAAATAGAGGGGTATATTACATAATACATCCCTTAAATTAACTTTGGGAAAACTTTGAATAGCACTTTCAGGATTAGCATTTAAAATTTCTACTTTTCCCAAAGCATCTTCTGCTATTTTAGGAAAACATCTCATATGCATACTCATAGTAGCCTTAACTGTTTTCAAATTAGATCCATAGTAATTATGCCAGTGCTGATTATTCTTTTCACCCAAATTCATATCGTACCCCAACAAAATTATTTGCTTAACTCCCAAAAGAACAGCCAAATTAATAGCAGCGCCACCGCTATTTAAATTCCAACAAATGGTAGAAGGATTAAAAGATAAACCCCACTTTTTATGATCCCTTTTAATAATCTTCAAAGAAGGGTATTCTATCTTGGTTTCCATACAAGACACCCGCAATCCTGGAAATAAAAACAAATCCTTATTTGATTTTTCTATAAAACCCTCATCTCCAAAGAATAATACGTCCACCCAATTTCCTAACTTATAAGACATATTAACTCCCAAAACATGTCTGTTATGGATAGATTCCATAAAGGGGGAATATGAGGAAGGCAAAAGCCTCTTCTCACACACCCCCTGTACAATATCGTTAGGAATATTAAATTGTTTAACAATAGATGAGCCCCCTCCAAGAATTACACAAGACCCACCTTTCCAAATTTGTGGGACAGTCCAATTCATAAGGATTCTCTTAACTATTCAATTTGGAACAAAAGTCTTTCGCTTCTTTTTCTTCCAGTGGGGACTCATTTTGAATTTTTCCAGTAGCCAAAGAAACAATATCAAATTTACCCTCTTCTTTACCGGGTCGAACTTCAAAATCTGGAGTAACAGCAACCATCTTTTTTATCCCCAACTCACGAACTTCTGCCACCCTTTCCGGTGGATCTATGCATATAATAACATCTCTGAAAGCAAGTGGAATTTCACTATCTCTTGCTTGAAATCTTTGACCTGGTTTAATAATAGACCCTTTGTGTCTATAAGATTTATTATTATTCAACCTCCACCATAACAAATCCCCTTTTTCTACAATATCTTCCATTTTCACCTCTATTACAGGTTTTGGTTCAGGAATAACAGGAGGAATTGGTTTCTCCTTTTCCTTTTTCTCTTCTACCACTTTTTTCTTGGAAGGAGTTATGGTAGTTTTCCTAACCGGAGTTTTTGAAGCAACCTTTTTCGTTCCTTCAGTTTTTTTTCTTGTAGCCATCTTTCTTTGATTAAAAAGGTTAAAATAATCACGTGATTAGTGATTTTTATGTTAATTCAATTAAGCCGTAAAAGTGGCATGAACAAGACCACAACGACCATCCTGATCTGAACGAAGTTGAGGAACTTGAATGGTCATGACTTTGAACTTATGAACAAGTCCACCTTCAGTGTCCCATTGTACGTTCTGAATTCCCATACCCCGAACAACCCGAATCACATCAGAAGAAAGTTGAACCAAAATGATATTATCAGCAGTAAGAGTGTCAATAACCTTGACATCTACAATACCGTTAATCTCTTTGATCCTTTCCCGAATAGTTTTCGGATAACCCGTAGTATAATCTTCATCCAAATGCGTCTCATAAGCGGACGGAATGTACAACATCCATGGACCATAGAAATGATCGTCCAAACTCTTTTGTTTCATAGCCACAATATCTTCGATAATGTTAGCCCCAGTAACTCCAGAGTTGGTCCATTTGGAATCCAAAGTAATTGTGTTACGATAAGGATAATTCAAATACCCATAAATGGTTCCTCCACCATAGGTATAAGCATTAGCACCGGCAACCGTAAACAACATAGATTCCAGTTTTTCTGCCACCTTACGAGCAGCCCTTTCAGCATCCACCGTATCAAGGGGATTCCCCATTCTACGACTGGTTTCCAAAGAACGCTCATTAAGTTCATAATCCACGTGGATTATTGGCAAAGGCAGATAATGGAAACCGAATTTAGGACGGTCACCTCTACTCCTGGTTACTCCATCCATCGTCATTTCAGCTTCCATTGCATCCGAAATGTCATGGTGCTCCAATACAGTAGTCCCCATTCCATTTCCGAGATCATAGGTCAGTCCACGGGAAATCAAATCCTGAAATCCCACCAAACGTGACTGAGCGATAGGAAGAACAGCAGCATCCAACTGACGCCATTCGTACTGACGAAGGACTGCTTCGGCATTGATCTGAACAGTACGGTAACTTTCTTTTTTCTTAGGATCGCCACCACTGTAAGTAGTAACAAATGATCCAATAGTACCGTCTTTTTTCAAAGCCAAATAGGGACGTCTACGACCAGCATCAAGACGAGAATTGGTAAACAAATCCAGCGCAACCTCTCCCGATCCTCCGTTTGGTCCAATAAAATCAATATTTACATCAGCCATTTTTTACTCCTTTCTTTCGATTAATTAGACAATACGGACAACGATACGACCCGAAGGATCAACACCAGAAGAACCGGACATATCTACTGCTTCAGTGGCTTGAGCTACAATCTGTAAACCCAAAGTACCCACCCCAGCAGAATCCGTTACATGTTTCTGAAGAGTACCATCACCAGCCGATTCAAGAAAATCAGCGATAGCGACATTTTCTCCGTTAGCCAAAAGAGCATAGACCAAATCACCCCTACCCGGAATCCAAACCTTTACCTGGTTAGCTGTGGCGTAGGCTACATCAATCCCATTACCCTGAAGTTCATCCTCCAAAGCGAACATAGGCAAAGCATTGCCCCCTGCAGTAGCATGGACTTTAACTTTACCATTACTGTCCAATTCGACCAGATGTCCTGGAGTAATTGCTCCATTAGCAATCTTTTCAATTTCGATATCAGCGTACCTGGTTATCTTAATAGTGTGAAAAGCCATTTTTTACTCCTTTCTTTTTATTTTAATTCAAGTCCAGCCGGATACAAAACATCGGACACTTCTCCTCCAGCCTGAGACTGGATTAGCAAATCCGAACCAGCACCTGCTCCCACATAAGAAGCAACTTTAAACTGACGACCCAATTTATCCAGCATAGGGACATCATACTTTTCCAATTCCTCCTTAGTCCAAACACCCGCCTGAGAATTGGTAAGAATACTCTGTATCAGGGCGTTTTTGCGTTCCTGATTTAGTTGCATTCCCATACGCAACGAATCCCTCATTTGCTGAGTAGGAGCAAGATTAATAAAATCTTCCTCCGTTTTCAGATCATCCTTTTTTACATAACCCGTCAAATCAACAGGTTTAGACTCCGCCACAACTACTGGAAACAGTCTATCCAACTGATCAGAGTTCAAATCTGAAAGCCAGATAGAATCTGCTTCAGTAAGTCCGTTGGCTTTGTTAGCAATCAAAGCTGTTACCTTTTCAGGACAGCATGGTTTCTTTTCATCAGCCATTGTTTTATCTCCTTCTTTTTTTATTGTTCTTATATTCACCTGTACATAATTCACTTCTTTCCGTACCTTAACTGGTTCTCCAGCAAGTTCTACACCGCCTTCAGAATTAAGAGAATAAGATTGTTTGTAACAACTTTCATCCCCTGCATTACGTTTCCTTTTGCGATATACAAAATATCCATCGTACACATCCTCAAGATAATATACGGCTTGATCATTATCCATAGAATTCACCCCTCCATAAATTTTACTCATCAAATCCTGATAACCCTGCTCGTTATCCTGAATTGAAGTATTATTCATGGGAGGTAAACTTTTCAATACTTGAATTTGTTCATCTGTCATGCTTTCATTACCCTCCTTTCTTAAATTAGACTTATTTACCCTGATACCGCAACCATCATCCCAACTACAAGCACCTGCCTCTCCGGGGAGTAGAGCCAAATGATCTGGTCTGGGATTTCTGGAAACAGCAACATATTGTTCACTTTCATTAAATACACCTGGGGTTTGATCCTCCTCTGCAAATACTCCTACTGAAACATCCAAAGGGATTCCGCCCTCTATATTGGATAAAACCTGAGGGGAAGTAACTCTTAATCTTTCTTCATCTAACCATACTTCTGCCTTCAACTTATTGTCCTCTACATGAGTATTGAAAACTCTACCTACACTCTGTTCCAACACTTCAGGGGAATTGGCAGATACATTCTGTCCTTCTACCTGTGGATGATTAACCATAACTGGAATACCATCCCAACTTGAAGGGAAAGCCCCAAATTCTTCGGCTAAATGCAATAGTGGCCCATGACTACCGTTATGAACCCCCTCTACCATCATAACCACTGGAACCACTATCTGTTCTCTTCCTCGCCTTCTTCTCCTTTTTATTTGATAACCTTCAGATTTGAAACCATAAGTTTCCATATGACCCGTTGGTCCAACAGATCCATTAGCTTGACGAATAGCAGAAGCAGCACAAGTTTCTTCTGAACCACCATCTGCTTTACATTTTTCTAAAACACTATTGGCAATAGCAACCCATTGCCTCTTTTGTTTGGCGCTTAATCCCTTTTTTTTAGAATCAACATCTTCAACTGTCCAAGGCATTTTATTTTCCTCCTTTCCTTCTTATTCTACCCAAGGAATAAAACAACATCTGCAGTTCGGGTGCAAAGGTATCAAAGGCTCAGCCTCATCTAAAGTAAAAATTCTTCCTTCCAGACTGGCACATTTAGGACACACTCGATCATCCCCAGCTGTAATCCACTCTACCGTTACTTTCAACCCAATTACTCCCCAATTACGATATTCTTGAATAGTAGCTACGTGATGGGCTCTAATAATTTCAGTTCTTGCTAACATCTCTGCCCTACGTTTAGCAGGAATAAAACGACCCAAAGTATCTGTAATTCCCAAAGTTTCTCCCCTACCAGTGATTACTTGTAACAATTTACGAGCTATCAAACGCATTCCATCCCCCTCTATCATCCCCTGAGCTAACACCCGACTAATCTGGGTGGACATTGCTTCTGTAATTCCTTTTAAATCCGTATAAACACGAGTATAAAGTAAACCCACCCGATCCATATGAAACATATTCCCCATTGAAGCAACCACCCCTCCCGTAGCAAGAATAGAAGGAACATCCATTCCCGCCCTTTGCATTTCAAATCTGGCTCGAATAATGCCCCGCTTGTAAGCATCCTCTATGTACATATTAGTCCAAGCCTGACGAACCGCCTCCCCTAATTGTTGAGCATAACGAACTTGTAACACTCCAGCGTCCACTTGCTGTTGCAACCATTGCATAAAAGCCTCCACCTTCTCCTGACTGGTAGCAAAATTAAAAGCTTGGGAAATAGGTAAACCTTCTTGAAAAGTAGTCAAAGTTTTTTTCATACCAAAACAATCCCTATCTACAATAGCTTTATACACCAAAGAAGCAAGAACATTAAATCTCAAATCCATTTGGTGAGCAAATGCATTTCGTAACATAGTTGTTCGAGTTGGATCTACTCGAAAACTATTGTAAACATGAATATCAGTATGTACAAAATCTACCATTATTCCTTTCTTTTTCTAACTGTGGTTTGTTCTTCCACTGGTTTTTGTTTTTCTATTTCTCTTGCCATTTGAGTTTCTTCAAAAGCCGTAAACAATCCTTCAGATTCCCCTTTCTTTTTCAAAGCCTTTATTAAATCAATCTTAGATTGATTTAATCCTAAAAACAATTCAAAGAAGGCTTCAGGAGGTACTACTTCAGGAGCAATAGGCATAGTCACATATTCTTTCAGTGCCGTAGATCGTTTCTGCCCTATCTCCACCTGAGACATCTCGCTAATACTGAATAGATCAGCCCATTCAATGCTATATTCCCCATTCTTAGGAGCAGGTAGAATATGTAAAGCAATCATCTTGTCTATAAAAGGACGTAAAATACATGGTTCTACAAATTCCTCCCTACGATTCTGCACATAAGCAATCCATTCCTGAGCATCTTGACTTGAACTCAATTCTCCTCGTTCTGATCCACTCAATATCCTTTTAGGTATTCCTGTTTCAGAGGAAATCATCTGAACTTGTACATCTACATGATTCTTTGGATCTGCAACCTGAGTTTCCAAAGTTTTTAATTCCACCCCTTCATTAACAAACAATCTACGAAGATCATGATCATAATCATCCAACTTATCCATCAACTCATTTTCCTCTGCAGTAGTAAAAGTATAATCTTTATCTACAATCCCCTGATATCCTGGACGAGCGCCCCTCCAAAACATTTCTGCACTACCTCCTACAATCTTCTCCAAATCTTGTAATCGGTTAAATACGGGCATCATTCGAGGTGTACCATATGTATCACTTTCCAATCCGTCCTCCACCACGTGAATTACCCTACTATAATGGACGTTTAAAGTAACAGAAGCACTTTCCTGGGTAGAAGTAGTTAATTGATAAGTAATAGGTTTTCCATATCTTTCACTTTTTGGATTCTCATCCCATGTAGATATAATAGCACTGCCCTCACCCAAAGACTTAACATACAATAATTTATGTTCCTTAGAAAAATCTACAGGCTTTATAAAATCGTCTGGTTTAGTAATGTCATCCAACCCCAATAATAAAACTCCATATCTTCCTAAACCAGTAAGAATATCCAATTGAACAAGTTTACTCTTCAACTTCATCTCTCTTTCCAACTTCACCCAATTCTTCTCCAATCCCGTTTCTTCCCCCTCCTTAGCCTCTAACACTATCAGTGGACCACTCCAAGAAACTTTAACTGGACGTTCTATCACAGCTCTGGCTATATCCTGACGAAAGAATTGGTTAAGATAGTCTTGGTAAACTAAGGTCTTTTTATACCCCAAAGCGGTATATAAATCCCTCTTACTATCATATGTTTCCCCTAACAAACCAAATAATTGAGCACGAGCAGACAAAGCACTAAGATTTTGCAACTTCCTACGAAGATTTGCCTGTATTTCATTACGTGTTAATCTTTTCATTATCATCTTGTAGGTGCTAAGATTCTAACAAGTTTCTTTGTAGTTAATTTAGAAAAAGCCCCAGCAGCACTATCCACCTGATCTTTGTAAGTAGAAAAGGGGAAAAAGCGATGTTCTTCAATAAATTCATAATTCCATTCAGCTCTTAACAAATAAACATTTCCTTCATTCACTTGAACCGAATAAGGATCAGCACGATATACTTTATCTCCTTTAGGTAAATCAGCGTGTCCAGAATAACCCGCCAAATTCAAAGTAGTAGCCTGAGCAGATTCCTTACCACCTGAACCTGGTTCTTGTTCATAATACACTTTTACATTTTGACCATCTAATTCTGCCGTCTGACGAATTATTCTTTCTCGCTCATCAGTACTCCAACGACCCCTACGAACATCCAAAACAACCCACTTTCTGCTGCGTAATTGACCCATCTTCGTGCCTACCGTATAAGCAGCCCGTATTTTCCCGCCTATTTTCTCCTTAGTAGCAGCCTTGTCCCAATAACGCACAATATTTACAAATTGATTTTCGCTGGGGGATTGATCTATAATAACAAAATTATCAACCCTAAACATACCGCCCGTAGGAGGCACTGGAAACTGACCTATTTGACCTGCATATCCATATTGACCTAATTTTACTTCCCAATCCTTTAATGCCTTCCGCCCCAACCGAACTGGATCCATTAAATCATCTTGATAGTATTGAATCAATTCTTTCGGTTTAACTTGATTCCTAAAATGAGTAATTTCTCCCGGAATACAAATATGTTTTAAATTTTCTTCTCCTCTCTCCAACCAATGTCCTGCAGGATCATTTTGAGAAAGCCTTTGCATAATC